GGTCATAGGTATCTAGTTGACGACCTGAGTAGTGTTTCAACCATGAGGGGAAGAGAATAAGTTTATTCTCCTCGGCATCAACCTTCTCGGCAGCACCGCCCCACTCACGCTCCATCATATCATGCTGGAAGACATCTAGTGTATCAGATGTGCGAGGTGTAACAGGATCTTCAAAGAAGGTAGGAGCACCAGGAGTGAGATAATAAACAGCACTCAGATAGGACATTGGATGCCTATGTAAGGGGTGTCCAAACCCACTCTGTGCAGGTGCATGGTTAAACCACATAGAGGAGATCTCTAGACCATCACAGTAGAGTTTATAGTGATACCTATACTCTGCCAAACAATTCCAAAAGAATTGTCTCAACTCAGAGATAGGACCTTCTTCAATCTTATGCAAGTCAGGACGTGAAGTGATGACACCCTCAGGAAAGTTTGACTGTTGAGATGGATATCCATCCATCGATTCAATCACACGTTGGTTGAGAGTCTCATCAGGTTGCATGTATGTCCTGCATACAACAGGAAACAGAGGTAATTCAGTCCCTTGCATATTCATCTAAATTCAATGGTCCAAGATTCTTCCATCCTTCAGTCTTAACTCTGGCCATGGGTAATCCATGCCCACCTAGATTGATGTCACCTGAAGGGAAAGTATTGAATGCGATAGAGTATCTATCAACATTCTCAGTGTTGGGTGCAGATGCATGGATCATGTAACTAGGGAATAGTAACAGACCACCAGCACCACCATGGTATGCCAACTCTCTATCGACTGTGCCGTCTAAGTAGAAAGATCCCCACTCCCTCTGGAAGAGAGGGTCAATGAAGATCGTAGGAGCACCCTGAGTGAGGTAAAAGATACCGCTGTAGTAGGACATAGGGTGCCTGTGAGCATCATGGTGATGACCAGATTCACCCACAGATTGGTTTGCCCATGCCTTATTGACAACTAACCTATCACAGTTAATGCCAGTGTCAACATGTATTGTGTCAACACACTGCTGAAACCATGACATGAGTGGAGCAAACGATTCCCGCTGTTGAATATCAGCAGAAGTAAGGACACCCGTAGGTTCGTTAAACGACCTATACTCCAGATCTTTTACAAGACCTAGAGTATTGTCAAGCAGAAGTTGACTACAACGAAACTCGTAACACTTAATAGGAAAAAAGTTTAGTGGTAGATAATTCTGTCTCATAGAATACCATTATACTTGTCTGATTTATGTAGAAGGACACCATCTACCTTGTCCAGGAGATCTAGCATACTGCCATGGAGAAGACGATAACCAGTCCCAACATAGACTTGACCCAGGACAACTGCAACTGTTGCAGCACCCCAGAAGTAGTAATACAGTCTGGACTTCATCTGACGTGGTTTTTTCATAGCACTAACTTCTTACTAGGAGTTTCAATAATACCAAACATTTGCTCGAATTGCTCAACCACTCCCTCCTGTGTGTCAGTAGGACCATACACAAGGTAGTCTTTAGGCACAGTCACTGGAGTATTACGACCAGCAAGCAGAGGTGCCCACGGAGCAAACCCTAGAGTGCCTTGTCCATTGGGGATAGCAACAATAGGATTAGCAACAGTGACAGTAGTGTCACTCTCTTCGATCAGGTCGGCAACGACATCTTCGCCCGACCGCATACGCATTAGTTTTACATTCATTTGGTTTCACACCTCATCATTAACTCAGTCAAGAATGCCACCATGTTGATCTCTTGGTCAACAACAAAAGCAGATTTGTACTGATACTCAGAGATGACCAGCACTGCTTCAGGAATTGATTTGGGATCAAAGTGGTTGTAGAGATTGTCATAGATCTTTCTCATAATAGCGACAGGCTCGTTGTCCATATTCTGAGTCACCCACTTCTTCATGTTGGTAAACTCTTTCTTACGAATATATCCTACGAGGTTGGTAATATTGATGTCATTAGAGACACCAAGGATACCTGTATCAATCTTCCCAGAAGAAGAATACCGTTGCAACTCATTGAGTGTGCGACGGAAGTCAGGGAAGTGTTTCTGGACTACCTCAGCAACAACCTTAGGCTCATAGTTGACACCTTCACTATCTAGAATAGTTTTAACACGGTTGAAGAATGCACCTGCCATTGTTGCTTTCTCCTTACCCTTGAGGGTGAAGTCAACAACAGAGCAACGTGAGTGCAGAGGAGAGATGATCTTATTCTTGTAGTTACAAGTGAAGATGAATCTACAATTCTTTTGAAACTCTTCGATGCAAGCACGAAGAAGCATCTGCACATCAGGTGTAGTGTTGTCTGCCTCATCAATGATGATGACCTTATGCTTAGCAGTGGAGGTCAGAGAGACAGTGGAAGCATAGACCTTTGCCTGATTACGGACGGTATCGAGGAAACGACCTTCGTCAGATCCGTTGATAACCAGACAGTCAGCACCCAACTCTGCACACAGTGCCTTGGCGATGGTAGTCTTACCGACACCAGCAGACCCTGAGAGCAGGAGGTTGGGGATCTCACCTTGGTCCAGAAAACCTTGAAAGATTTCCTTAGTGCTCTCTGGTAGAATACATTCGTCAATAGTTTGAGGACGATACTTTTCTACCCAAAGAAACAAGTTGGACATAATCAGGGTTCGAGTGCGATGAAATAGTTGAGGGAGGAGTTGTTGAGACTGGTGAAGTTAGCAATGTTGCGTCGTGAGATGCATACATGATAACTGCCAGGGAGCAGTTTCAGATTCTCAACCTTGAAACAATAGCAGAAGTTGAGACGCTCAGGTGACATTTTACCAGGATCATGGAAAGTAACCTTCTTAAGTGGAAGGGAGAAGACATTAGAAGTATCATTCTTCTTGTCCTTCACACAGATGCTGTACTCACCTTCAAATCCATAGATACAGAGGTCTTCCACACCATAGACTTTAGATGCCTGCATCAGTTGCTCCAGGTCCTGCTGAGGCAGGTCAAAAAACAACTCAGGATCAGGAAGGTCAGGATTAAACTCAGGGACCTTACCGATGATCTCAGGGTCACTGTAGTAGAAGGTGGTCTTACCCTTGGTATCTTCATCATAGATCACAACCTTCTTGCTATCAGGGAAGAAGAGAGTGGGACTCTTGAAGAGGGACAGAGCACCAAGGAAGAGAGGCAGATCATAGATTGCCATCTGCTCAGGGATGCCTTCACGGATGTCCGTGGCAGCGATGATATTCTTATTGACCGACATCGTTTCAACAAACTTACCAGGCTCAATAAGGATAGACTTGTTAATAGCACTGAAGTTACGCAACACCTCAATGGTTTGCTTGCTCAATTTAACAGTTTGCCTTGCTTCTTGTTGCATAATTACTGGGGGTAAGTTTCGATTTGTGTGGACTGGTCGCTGAAGTGAATCAGCAACACTGCATAGTGTAGCACCTTCATAAGGTCACGTCTAGCGGTGCCTTTCTTGTCATAGCGAGAGGCATACTTCAGGATGTTACTCCTGCAGAATGCCTCAGCGTCACCACAAGCATTGATGAGATCAAGGGTTTGGATACCATCAGGACCACTGGAATAGTGTGCCCTGTAGGTATCCGAAATGTAGTCTTGCAACTCCTTGATGATCTCGTTTTCGTTATACTTGTTTGCCATAATAAACAGAGATTATCTATACAGGATATCAGAGATTGAGAGGATTGTCAACGGAAACATCAACGTCAGCATCAATCTTATCATACAACTCGATGAATGATTGCTTAGTCTCATCATCGAAACGGTTGAGGCACACCTTGATTGCCTTCACACGGTCAGAGAAGATGCTGTAAGCACGGATGATGTGGACAAGACGACGGGTAGAGATCACCTCATCGACACCACCATCCTTGAAAGTCTTACGGATGATGTCTGCCCATGCAACCAGATTCTTGATGTAGTCATCGTCGCAGCAATCCAACTCCTTGCAGTAGTTGTTGAGCATCTTGGTCTCAAGAGAGGGAGCAGGATACTCTTGCTCAAAGGTGACAGGGAAACGCTCAAGGAATGCTTCGTTGAGCACGTTGGTGCCAACAAAACGACCGTCATCGCTACCCTTACCCTTGGTGTTAGCAGTGGCAAAGATGTTGAAACCAGCAGCAGGAGACACCTGACGACCGATCTTCTTCAGGAAGACACCCTTGCCCTCAAGGATGGACTGCAGGCAGAGGATCTTGTTAGATGCAAGGTCAATCTCGTCAAGCAGCAGGACAGCACCACGCTCAA